GCTGTTGATCAGATGAAAGGGAGCTGGAAAGACGAGGTAATTTTACTAGCCCTGTTAATTCCGGCGGTGCTAGTCTTTATTCCTGGATGGACACCACATATTAAAGCAGGGTTTGAAGCCTTACACTCACTCCCTGATTATTATAAGCACCTCTTATACATCGCCTGCTCGGCCAGCTTTGGCATCAAGGGGGCAAAAGGTGCTATGGGTTTGATCACTAAAAAGAAATAATGAAAAAACAAGCAAGAAAAAAAGTGAAGAAGGTCATTGGTGCTTTGAAAAAAGCTTCAAGATCTCATGCCAATCAGGCAAAGACTTTACAAAAGGTTATCAAGAGAAAATGACAAAGTGCACCTCTTGTGGATGTATCTGTCATTGTGATTTAGGGACTCCCTGTATGTGTGAATGTGTAAGGTGTGATCATGAAGAAACCGAAGAGACTAACGAAGACAGTTCCTCCTAAAAAAGGACCTGTTTCACAAGGCTTGAAAATAGATTATAAAAAGATACAAATAGTTAAGAAATAATATAAGGAATCCTTAACTATGAAACACGCCTATTACAAGATACCAGGCTGGTTCAATTACTCAGAAACTTACGACATCATTGCAGATCTAATTCCTGATGACGGAATAATTGTAGAGATTGGATCATTCCTTGGAAGGTCAACACATTATCTTGCTACCTCGTTAATGAATGCAAACAAAGAAGACGTAAAAATATATTGCGTTGATACATTTGAAGGTTCTTCTGAACATGCAAACATTAAATTACCAAAAGACTTTTCACACATTTTTAGAGACAATTTAAAATTTTTTATTGGAAGAAACATGGTTCATGTTTTGCAAGGAAGATCAGATGACCCTAAAATTTTAGAAAGAATAGAAGAAGCTTCGGTTGATTATATAATGGTTGATGGTGCTCATGAGTATGATGCAGTCAAAGATGACATTGTAAACTGGTGGCCAAAACTAAAACCTGAAGGTGTTATGTGCGGTGATGATTATTTATTAGAGTCAGTAAAACTAGCAGCACCACACGCATTACATTCAATAGGTGCACCTTCTTTTAGTGCAAACTCAGGTGTTGAACAAACATGGTATTGTGCAAAAGATGGTAATAATAAACCTTTTGAAAAGCAAATACCTGGAGTAAACACTTACGTATGAGCCTTTTCATAATTCATAACTATCAAAAAGAATTAAAAACTATGAGAGAAAACCTCTTGGAAAATTTAGCGCAAGGGGTTGATAAGTATGAAGAATATAAGTATATTTTAGGAAAGTTACACATGATTGACATGTGCCAACAGGAGCTTTCTCGCCTGCTGGAACAAGAGGAGAAAATAGATGACTAAAACATTATACGTGCCTGATCACGTAAAAGCAAAAATAGATAACCCTTCAAAGGGTATTGAAAAACATAAATCAGAAATAGATAAACTTCCAAAACCTGTTGGTTGGAGAATTTTAGTATTGCCTTTCAAAGCAGATAAAAAAACCAAGGGTGGTATTATATTGACAGATAAAACAATGGAAGATTCACAATTAACTGCATCCGTTGCGTGCGTATTAGCTGTTGGCGATGATGCATATCAAGATAAAGAAAAGTTTCCTAATGGTCCTTGGTGTAAACAAGGTGATTGGGTCGTGTTTGGCAGATACGCTGGTTCTAGAATCAAAATAGACGGAGGAGAAGTAAGATTACTTAATGATGACGAGATACTCGGCACCGTTGATAATCCAGAGGACATACTAACAATACTATAACATGGAGGTACCATGCAACCAGAACTAAACACTGCAAAAGACGAAAAGCTAGTTGATCTTGATACGTCAGGAGAAGGTGCAGAAGTCGAGCTAGAAGATAAGTCTCATGGCGCGGTAGCACCCGACAAATATGAAGATGTAAAGACTGAAGAAAAAGATCCTTTACAACCTCAAGTTGAAACACAAGATCAATCAGAGGAGATGGATCAATACTCTGATAAAGTAAAAAAGAGAATTGATAAATTAACATTTAAGGTAAGAGAAGCTGAAAGAGAAAGAGAAGCTGCCTTAAAATTCGCACAAAATGTTCAAAAAGAATTAGCTGATGCTAAGAAAAAAACTTATGACATTGACAAAGGTTATATGTCAGAGAGTGAAGTGCGAAATAAGATGGCTGCTGATCTTGCTCGTCAAAATCTTATTAAAGCTAGAGAAGCAGGTGACTATGGTCTCGAAGAAGAGGCTAGAGCGGCACTTACTAAATTAGATCTTGAAGCTGAAAGAATTAGAGTAACTAAATCTAAAAAGGAGCAAGAATATGAAGACTTCCAAAAGGAGTTGGAAAAAGAACAGCAAGG